ACATTGGCGCATCGCGCTGTAGGCGCTAGAACCTCTCTATACGCTGCAAGCTGTAGTGTATTCTCTAGGTAGGGTGTTAAATCACCAGGGGATTTTTCCGTAGTCTTAAAGTCAATGACTACCCCATCAAAGTCATGGCGTGGCTTGCAATATAAATCGCACTTTCCACCATAGCCTTCTTGATTGACTAGACTCTGTTCAGGAATCCATAGCTGCGCCCCAAAATGGGCTGTTACAGCCTTATCTACAGCTTGTACATAGGTAGGCATCTCAGGCACAAATTCTTGGTTGTAGAACGCTTCTATCCAATCATGTATAAGAGTACCCCTAGTCATGGCTTCTTGGGACTTTTGCTTTGCCAATTCTAATATTCTAGAAATGTAGTCTTTTTCTTCTTCTTGCAGACCCCTTGGGTTTTCAGCAGCAGCTTTAATGGCCTCTGTTTGAAGCCATGTATTTAGTCCATCTTTAGATAACTGTCCATTTATGGTGGACACAGAAGGCACTAAAGTACCTGGCGCTGCTTTAGCATCACGCAAAGTAACATTGCGTTCTTTGCCATTTTTACCGATTGTTGTATATCGTGGTGCGCCTGTAACGGCACAATACCAATGCTGACTCATATTTTCCCCTTGAAAATGTGTAATATACGCTACATTTTTTAATTCAATAATTCTAAAATCGCTTCTCTGTCGGTTGTGTTAAGGCAACAATCTGCACAAGTTTGAATAACCTCTCGAAGAACATCAGCTAAGTCATTGACTTCAAAAGCTATTAATTGCCTTTCTTCATCAACTCCAAACGGTTCTGTAGAAATGATAGCTTTATCACCAATAACATCTCGTATTTGACTTAGCATGACTATCTCCTATCGACAAATAGTTACCCATTGACAACCACCACCACCGCAAACATATTGTTGCCAGCAATTTGCGTATTGGGCGTGGGCCACAACTGCTATACCAATTAATACAATAGATACAAGTGCGTTTTTCATAACATTTTCCTTAGAATGGAACATCGTCAAGGTCTTGGCGTGGCAACTCATCACTACCAGCCGCTTTAAAGCCTACAGGTTCTTTAACCTTACCAATAGAAATACTAAAAAATTTACCTTTAGCGCCTTCTTTTACCCAAGCACTAAGGTAATGTTCTTTACCGGATTCAAGCATTACTGACCCTGTATAGTCTGGGTGGGACTCAGAAACTTTGCGGGTGTTTTTAAAAAGTGAACCGCTATTTGGCTTTGGTGTGTACGCCATATTAAATATCCTTTGCTTTAACTATTGCTGTTTTTAACGATGGACTTGACGCTGCATTGCCATCATCATCCGCTTGCACTACCCCTACAAATGCTGCTAAAGCGTATCTACGCATATATGTCAACGCTGAACCTGCACCTTGTGGGTCGGCTTTAGTTACAGGCACAGACATTTCTTGTTCAATCCATTCGCCAGACGCATGACAAAGGCGTGTTACCAACCACATACGCCCTTCAAAGTAATTGCCAGGCATTTGTATAACAGAGAGGCCGTTTTCAAAAAGAAGACTGCGACAACTATCCCAAACAGACTCCAAATCAGCATATTTAGACTTGAAGAACGGGTTTGAAGAATCTTTGGTCGCATAAGTCAGTTTTCCCTGTACGATTGATAGCGCTTTGGCTAAGTTAGTAATACTTTCAGATTGGTTCATAATTTTTCCCCATAATGAATACATCCAAATTCTTCACCTACAGTACATCCAGCAGAATAGCCTTCATAATCCCATCCATAACATCTAGCTTTTGATGGTTTTGTAGGTGATTTTCCAGTTAAATCGTAATTGTTTGAATCACCCATTAATGAACAATTTCCAAATCCAGGGTAAAGTTTTTCTGGGTGGTAATTTTTGCAAGTTTTGCATTGCATTACGCTGCACCCCTAAAAATGTTGCCAAAGTCATTAAAGACTTCTGTCAATACTTGATTTTTGCGTTTGTTTGGTTTGCCACAGGCTTGACGAATACAAGCTACTTCATCGTCAGTCAGCAAAGCACCGTATTCCATGTTGTCGAGGGCTTTTTCTAAAAACTCCTCATGTTCAAGCATTAGTTGGTGTAATTGTGCATCCATTTAAGTTCCCCTTAAATACATAGCGAAATTGCTATATACACACTTTAACACAAGTGAATAAAAAAAGTAAAGTCTATGCAAATAAACAACAAATAAGTTAAACTGCGTGAATGGACACAAAATTAAAACTCACCGACACGGCAATTATTGACCTTTTGGGTGGCACGGCAAAGGTAGCTAGAATGTGCAAAGTAGACCCCGCTGCCGTATCTAACTGGCGTATTAGGGGTATTCCAGCCGACAAATATATGCTTTTAGGCGCAAGAATTGAAACAGAAAGTCATGGTTTAGTAACTCGCCAAGACTTGTTTCCTACTAGCTTTTGGCTTATATGGCCTGAGTTGCTTAAAAACAACGCTTTTGGTACACAAAATGAAATTGAGTAATGTAACCATATGCGCGATTGATTCGGTTCAACCGGATAAAGCATTAAAAGCTATAGAAAGAAGCAAACGCAACATTCAGTTTGGTGGTGAATTGTTTATTGACCACGCCAGCATTAATAGCAAACAATCCTATAGCAAATTTATGCTTCAAGAACTGCATAAATACATCAAGACTGACTTTGTTTTAATAGTGCAATGGGATGGGTGGGTAATTGACGCAAACGCCTGGCAGCCTCAATTTTTAGACTATGATTACATAGGTGCAGTATGGCCCTGGCATCCTGAAGGGCTGCGTGTAGGTAATGGGGGTTTCTCCCTACGAAGTAAACAACTTTTAGAGTTGACATCACAGCCAAAATTTGTGTATAAAGATTTAAACGAAGATGACCTTATCTGTCACATCAATAGGGACTACTTGGTTAGCAATGGAATTAAATTTGCGCCAGAGGAATTAGCAAGGTATTTTTCTTATGAAAGAGAGATGACGAATCTGCAAACCTTTGGTTTTCATGGGGATTTTCACATGGGCAAATACTTGTAGTAGAATCATCTTCCTATCTTGAGGCTCTAACGACATACCAGGGGATAGGATTAATAGCGCTACTGGGGGTAATGGTTGAAACAGCGCAATATAGGTGGCGAAGATAGTGCCTATACCATGCAAGACTGTCGGGTGGGCGATTCCTTGATGGGATAACTCTGAAGGCACACTTAGGTAGGCTAGGTGTGCTTAAACCTTTTGGGAGTGGTATTAAAGCAACTAACTAAAAGATATTAATAGACTATTAAAAGACTTTTGGGCAAACTGTATTTACTCAATAACGAGTCAACATTTAAGGGGATTTAAATGAATAAAGATTTTATATACGCTTGTTTGCTAGGTGCATTTCTTGGCGTTATGTTTGCTTACGGCATCTAAAATGTTTGACGAATTTTGGGCGGCATACCCACGCAAAGTTGCAAAAGCAGTAGCAAAAAAAGCATTTGCACGACTTACAGAACAACAACAACTAGACGCCTGTAAAGCTATAGATGAACATTGCTTGTACTGGGAAACAAAAGAAACTGAGTTAGAATTTATACCCCATGCAAGTTCTTGGCTTAACGCGGAACGTTGGGAAGATGAATTGGTTATTGAACCAAAAAAAGAAAAGATAGACAAGAAATGGATGTTTAGCAATGAAGGTATTGAAGCTAAAGCTAGGGAACTTGGAATTATGGGCAATGGCTACGACACCTACGCAACATTAAAAGCCAAATGTATGAACAAGCTAAACATGAGTGTGGAGTAAGGCAGCTTTGTAAATATAGAAAAGAATGGGGTCTTGCTAAATTTCGTGTGTATATTAGCAAATCACCAAATCTACATAAATATTTGAATGATTTTGTAGACCAATATGCAAAAGGTAATAGGGGAGAAAAAGGATGTTGGAAAAAATAATAGTAGGCGCAACTGGGTTAGGCTATCTTATAGTTTGTATTGCCCAGTTCAATAAAGGTGCTACATCTAACGCTATGATTTGGGGTGGCTATGCTTTTGCGCAGGTCGGATTGTGGTTGGCCCTTAAATGAATTATTTATCAGTATGTTCTGGAATAGAGGCTGCTACAGTAGCGTGGCATCACATGGGCTGGAAACCAGTAGGATTTAGTGAGATTGAGAAATTTCCTAGCCAAGTGCTTGCACACCATTACCCACAAGTCACTAATTTTGGTGATATGACTAAATACAAGGAGTGGCAAATTGACGGAACAATTGGACTTTTGGTCGGAGGAACTCCCTGCCAATCATTTAGCGTTGCAGGTCTTAGAAAAGGACTTGAAGACCCAAGAGGCAATCTTGCCCTTACCTATGTTGGAATTCTTGACAAGTTTAGACCCAAGTGGTGCGTTTGGGAAAATGTGCCAGGTGTCCTCAGTAGTGGCAACGGAAGGGATTTTGGGGCCTTCCTCGGGGCGCTGGCTGAACTCGGGTATGGGTTCGCATATAGGGTGCTTGATGCTCAAAACTTCGGAGTCGCACAAAGACGCAGACGAGTGTTTGTTGTCGGACA